AAGGTGCGTTCTCCACAACAAAATGCCTATTATAGAGTTATTATAAGGATACTGGCGAAAGAACTAGGCTACACAGAACACGAAATGCACAATGTTATAAAAGAAAAGTATGAGATAGAATCTACTAAACAACTATCAAAGTCAGAGTTTACAGAACTACTTGAAACTATAAAAAGATGGGCAGTTATAGATATGGGTATTGTGCTGCCGAACGCTAAGCAATCTCATCAATAGTCATACTTACTTTATAAGTATTAAAAGCTACTTGTTGTACACTTAAACTATTTTCTCTAAAATTACATATAGAAAACTGATCAGGATTATTATTAGTATTATCTGGTTGAAATATAAACGGCAAAGTACCACCTAATGTACAATTCCATACAAAGTTAAAACTATTATCTGATAGCATAGGGTTTGGCGTATTATTATTAGGCGTTACATCGTCTGACGTTAGTGTGTTAGAAACCTCATTATCTATCCACATATCACTTTCAGATATATAAGAAAATGTAAGTTTCCAACTTCTAAGACCTTTACGACCTATACCACTTTTAACTCTTTGATTAAATTCATCGCCTGTAGTATCAAGTTCAAATGGTGGGTATTTATAAGTAGTACCATCAGCATTGTTCATAGTCCATTCTGTTGGTCCATCATAGTATATGTTAGCAAGTGTTTTACCACCTACAGTTCTTTGACGTTTAATACCATCAAATCGTCTTGACATTGTAAGGTTTAAATCAGGCGAGTTAGGACAGTCAAAATACTTACCTAATACCAAAGAACCTAATTGTTGTGTTGTTCCTGCATCAATTTCATTACCAGTACCATAATATACACTAAATGACCTCCAATATTGGTTATCAGAAGCAAAATCAAAAATAGTTGTTCCATTGTAAGTTGGATTTATTTCATCAGAAGAAGAGTTAGAATTTAGTATTTCGTTTGCAGGAGTAAATTTTATGTCAGTTGTAGTAGATGTTAATCCATACTTACCATATACTTTAAAACTATTTTGATTAGAACCCAAATTGTGATTCAATAAAGCACAAAAATTAACAGGAAAAGATGTTTTAGGTGTATTGTCGGTTTGGTTACCAATACGAGCCACTTGGTTTGTGCCTGTTGTGTCTATTTGTTTTGTTCTAGGATTAGCACAATTCATATATAATAATTCTGCACCACCATTATCACTATCCCAACCTAGTTGTCCTGTGGCGTGTAAAAATGTTACCATATCTACATAAAATCTTGGCGTTTTAACTTGCTTTCCCATTAATATCCTCCTGTACTACCTGAACTAACACCACTTGTAGATGTTGTTGTTCTACGTCTTGTTTTAATTTTTGTTTTATCTACCTCAGGTAAATCATCATCTATAATGTAACTTGTTTTAGTTACCTTACCATTGGGTGTAATATCTTTAAAGTTATCCCAAGTATCAGTTTCTACATCTAAAGACCATTCTTGGTTGCTCCATTGAGATTTATCTTTGTTTACAATACATTTTATTTGTTTACCTTCTGTATTAGCAACGATAGCTTTATTTAATGTTATTGTACCTTCATACTCAAATAATGTTTGATTTTTTATGGGAACATTTTGCATAGTAAAGATTATAATCTTATTATTGTTTCCCCTTAAATACCAACCTTCAGGTAATGTAGGTTTTACGTTAAGTTTTCCTGTAAAATGTATTTCAATACCTAGTATATCAGTATCAGATGATATTGAACATTCACCTTTTTGGCATATCACACTTGCAGTACCACTTACTATTTTACTACTAAAATCATAAACTTCTGATATTTTTTTTGCTATTGCCATTATTGCTCCAATATTATTCCAACAAGTTGCACCATATCTAATACATTGATTATACCATCATTATTTATATCTGCTTCATCATTAGGCTCTTGAAAGCCTAGTGCCATATTGACTATTGTTACTACATCTAAAACATTAACCACACCATCACCCGTTACATCACCTATTAGTTCTGAAGGTTCAGGTTCTTCTATACCAAATTGTGTAAAATAATCTATATCTTGTAAATCTTCTGTATTTTTAACTTCTACAACAAATTCTACAAAAGAACCAAGAGGATATATATCTATTTTTTTACTTATCATTATTATTGCATCATTGTCATTTTGCATTGTTATGCTTATATCAACTAAATCACTTGCATCAACTTCACCTAAAGGTATATTTTCTTGTTCATTGTAATTTTCGCCATTGTATGTAAATGTATTAGATATATTTTTTGCCCATATGTTTAAATCCCAAGTTTCATCTTGATTAGTTTCGATATATCCTATAATATTGCCATCATTTAAAATTGTGTTACCTGCAAATTGTATTTTTAAATACGGATTAGTTTCTTCTTCTGTGTCATCTTGAGGATAATTTTCACTCAAATCGCCTTCATCTGGTATTACATATTCATTTGTAATATCATCACCATTTCCTGTTATTATATCGCCTGTATCTTCTTCTGCATTTGAGGGATAACCATATTCGCCACGATGTACTTGTACTGCTTCTATACTAACTTTAGATAATGATTTAGATACTTTTGTAACAAAAAATACATCATATATAAGTTGTCCATTACGTTGTTCAGGCGTTGTATAATTATAACCAAAAGCAAGTTTATTACCAAGTAGTTCACTAAATTTTATATAATCACCTGCTTCCAAATTCATATAACTTGGTGGTAAATCTATTTTTGTAATTAAATGTTGATTACAATACCACATTAATAATCTTTTTTGTAATCTTAATGCTGTTGATTTATCTCTTATGTACTCACTTTCAAATTCAAGTTTAGAATCTTCAGAATTTAAACCATAATAATTTATATTATAAGCAGCATTTGCATCGTATCCTAAACCATTTGTAGTTAATTCATCGTAAGTATTGTATCCTTCTATTTTAAAACCTGTTTCTTTAGAATAATCACCTGAGCCATAATCTTTTTTGTATTTTACATTTATTTGGTTTTTAACATCTTCTAATTTTGTAAATGAAAATGAATATTTTAAGACATCACTATTATCAATAATAATAACATCATTGTAATTATTTATAATTTGTTTTACACCAATAAATTTAAATTCGCCTTTTGTATTAAATGATGGTATCAATAAAGAAGATTTAAATAAACCTTCAAATATTTCTTTTGCTTCTTTTTGTTCATTTAAAGTAAAAGCATATTTCCATTTTAAATTATTATTATCATCATATTGTATACTTGCTGAACTTTCATCAATATTTGTAGAATAAATCAGCTCATCTTCTAATATATCCTTTAATATTTTATTTACACTTTCTGTAATACTATTAATTCCATTTTCATTTATGTGTTGTCTACCATTAGTTCCACAATAATAATCTAAATTTGAGTAATCTTTAATTAAAGCATCTTGCATAACATAAATATCAGTTAAATTAGCACATTGATAACGCACATAAGGGAAAAGAGTGGCATTTGCACCCCATTGAATAGAATCAACTGCATTTGTTGTATTAAATTCTTGTAATATATTATTATAATTATTTAAAGAATGTAAAAACCTATCTTCGAATTGAAATCTACCATAATTAGGAAAGTTATTTTGTGTTTCAGTATCTAAATCTGTTGCTCTTTCTGTAATATCCATTTGATAATTACTATTAGGTGTAGCAGGAAAAGGATTTTCTGATGTATACCAAACTTCATTAGCAAAATCATCTAAAGTATTAACAGGATTAGATATGTTAAATTTATTAAAATCTAAATTTCTTGAAATCCAAAAATTAACAGGCATTGGGTGAGTATCATTACCACCATCGTCAATGTTAAAATTACCATTAGTAAAAAAAGTAGAATTGTAATATATTTTTGTAACACAATCAACTTCAGCTACATTTTCATTTAAATGCAATCTTGCAAAACCTCCTGATTGTTCTACATTATAGTTAGATGATGAAATATGTAAACCACTATTATCATCATTATTTTGAATCCAGTTTACATTAAATTTAGCAGCATCTTCATTATTTTCATAAAAAGTTTTCCAATTTTCATCAATAATTTCACCTTTTATTTCTTCAGTATTTTCTAAATCAAATGCTTTATTTATATTAGTTGGTTCCCAAAATTTTAAAACTTCATTTTCTGTAGGATATGGTTGCCAAAAACTATCATAAAATTCTTTAGCAGGTGAACCATTATTAGATGTGCTTGAATCACTACGATGTTGTACATTATGTAAAATTGTTTGCATAGAACCATCATCGTTAAAATATCCAATAAATTTATTATTAGTAAATGATTCATATGGACTTGTCGAATCTATATTTCTTACATAAAAAGATACATTTATTATAGGTCGATGTATTCTTGTTGGGATTCCATAATCTTCTATTTCAGATTCTTCTTCTTCATCTGGATTAGTATTAATAAATGTTTCTGTATTTAATACAAACTTTTCTTGTCCATCACTTACATCTTTGCTAAATAATTCTTGATTTTCTAAATTATTGTGATTAAAGCTACCCCAATTTAAAGGTGCGTTTTTTTTCAGTTCTAAATATCCATCTTTATATACTCTTAGTGGACTTCCTGCTTTATATATATTATTTGTAGTCAAAGGGTGATTAAAACCTATATTTGAAACATAATCTTCAGTCCAATACCAAACATCATAATGTGGCTTATTTGGTTTATCAATCACTATAGTATCTAAACCTTTAAACACAGTTGGACTTTTATCTACTTTTCCATATGTCATTGGAAATGGTTTTCCAATATATTTTTCTTTATAATTAGTATCTTCTATTAATGTGGCTGGTATTTGTGTTTTAAGTTTTTGTTCAGTTAAATCTTCTAGTGTAAGGTTTAGAGTTTCTGCCGATTGACTATAACGTCTAATAGTACCAGTATACACTAAAAGACAATCATCTAAGGTTTCTAATCCATTAGCAG